TAACTGGATGCTGAATATAGAAAAAGTGTTTAGCAAAGTACTGATATCCGTCAGCTGGATCACCGCACTGCAACAAATCGGTAACTTGTTGTTCTGTAAACTTTTCTTGTTTGTGCGCCTTTTTTGTTAGGACGCCGTCTAATGATTTTGCCATACTATTATTTACAATAAAAAAGCGAGCACAAGGCTCGCTTTGAGTAGCTTATAGTCGAATTACCTACTTTTAATTTCGTAATATAGGTTTTGTAATTGTCTCTGTAGCCCCTCTGCGGTAACTGCATATGGATTGCCGCCGCCGTTAACTTTTGGTTGTTCGGCGCCCTTGCTGTGCATATCATCGCCAGTCGGAGTAACTGCTGATACTGGGGCATACATTTCATCTGGTTGATTAGCAAACTCTTCTTCCATGTCATTGCCAAAAATAATCCCATCTTCCTCACCGTGACCGTGTTTGCGATCATGTGGATGATCCATACGCTTGATATCTAGTTCTAGTTCGTCAGGGTGTGGCATTTCTTCTTCGCCCTCACCCGATTCTAAATTTTGTAGAATATTCATTAGATCGCGTATGCCGCCTTTACCGCTAGCGTTCATGCTGACGTTTGCGCTGATTGAATCTTGCTGTTCAGAACCACGCATACCCATCATGCCACTTGGTCCCATCGGGCCACATTCTTCAAGGCCTTCGTCACCGTTAATGGCACTTGTGCTATCACGAGGGATCATGCCTTTGCCGTCCATCTCTGCAATTTTTTTATATAAATCTGTAAAGTTCATTTTGTTTTTCCTTGTCTAGGATCAGGATTCTTAACAGCGCCTAGGGGACTTTTATTACTGTCTTTAGGGGTTTCAAAATCGGGATCAGTTGATTCAACTTTTTCTGTCTTTTCTGTTTTGGTAAATTCTTTTTTGCGTTCTGCATTAAGTTTTTCTAATTCTTTTAAGAAATTAGATACATGTGCTTGTCCAACTACTTTTTGACCTTCAGCATTCGTTTCGTAATCTTTACCTAATATTGCTTCGCCTTCACCTGGAACCTTCATATGAGCCATGTTCATAATTATTTCTGCTTCTTCAGCAGGGGTGCGGACTATAATGCAATCTAAGCCACAGCCTAAACAATCTGATAGTGCTACACTAATTGCAGGGCTATTAGCAGGATAATTTACTTCTATATCAAAAATTGATACAGCCATATTTTTCTTACTTGGAAAATCTAAAGGAGTTTCTTGAATTGGTGTGCGCTTGGCTGTGCCTACATTAGCAGGATCATATTTTGCTAGTGCATCTTTAATTCGCTTTGTAGCGTCTTTAGGAAGTTCGCCGCAGACTTTGACTCTAAAGCCATAGGTCTTTTTGCTCTCTGTTAAATAATCTTTAAATGTAAACATGTGAAATCTCTTTTATATTGTATTTATTTCATATTCTTAAGTTTTTCCAATAAACTGTTACGATCTGTGACGATAAACCCGTCACCTGGAATTGTCATTCCGTTGTCGTTACCCGACGCATCTTGGTCTAACTTTTGTTTCTTAAGCTGTAATTCGATCATTTTTAATTTCTTGTCAATTTTTGCAGCTTTTGCATCGATGGCGTTTTTTAACATTCCGCCTGCAACTTCAAAAATACGTCCGCTATAACGAGCTTCTACATTCATGCCTAAATCCATTAGGTCATCATAGGCATCTGTAGCTCGTTGTGCTAGTGCATCAAATTCTGCATCGCTGGAATCGCCTAGGCCTTTTACTGCTGGCAATGCTGCTGCAATTTTATCAAACTCCGATATGTCGCGGAGAAAGGGCTGGGCTACTTCATCTTTTTTAGCTTTTTTTTCTTCGTCTTTTACCATTTTTTTATTTTCTGGTAAATTCAGTAGTTCTTCAAGTTTTTTAGTCATACTGTTACTTATCTTCCGCCATTGTGGAATAGCTCATTTTCTGTAACAACTCTAAAACGAATACCCTGTTGTTTACACCAATTAGAAGCTGCGGCCCATTTGGCTTGATTTTGTACAAACTGTGCTTGGCGAGTTTTATTCTTACCTACACTTTCTAATACTGCTTGATTTTGTGGTTTAATTTCTACTAGGTCGACATTTGTAGCATTATTCTTATCTACATATTGAATAAAAAAGTCTGGGATATAAATTGAGTTACGACCAGTTAGGGGATTTCTGTAAGGAATTTTAACAGCTTCACATGCCCAACGTTGGATGCTTGGATGAGTGTCGCAAAATTTCATAAATTGCCACTCCCAACTTGATCTATAAGTTGGAACTTTATTGCCTATGTATTTTGCTGGCTGAGTAGGAACGAATTTACCTTGGGCAAAACGACTCATACTAAGATATTTCTAGTCTCAAAAGAATCTGATATTGATGAAGTTTTATATCCAAGTATAGATGTATTTTCTCTATATGAATTTAAGACTTCTGCTACGACACGACTTAATTGTACATCAGTAAGACCTTTAAGAGTATCAAGGACTGCAAAAGTATTCACTTCATCGTTTCGAGCTTGATTTAAAATAACGATGGCTACACTTTTACTAGATACATCACTGAAGCCTCTTTTTAAAAAGAATCCTACTACAGCATCAATTTCTGCTGCTGGAAAACTTACCTCGTGTAAAAAGAAATTATCAAAAAAACTTTTTATATCAGTTGAACTATCTGGAGTTGAACTATCTGGGAAATTGCTAGACATTATAATTTAACCTGAGAAGCTTGAGTTGTTATTCCAGTATCACCGGTACGTGGGAATGCCACACCATTAGGCGTACTCCTAGCGATCGAATTTAATGAACCTTTTAGAATTCGTTGTCCTTCTTCTCTTATTCCTGCATTAGATAAGTTTTTAGAATTTTCGTAGGTATTTACAGTTTTGATTGCAGTATTGATAAAGTCGGCAGGATTTTCAAATGCTTTTCCGCTGAATATATCGCCTAATACATCACCTGCTCCAGCAATTACTCCGCCTGGCCCAAATAAACTAGCCGTGCCGCCACCTGCAATACTTAATGGGCTCGGTGATAGGTCATAATGATCTAGAGCAAATCCTTCTGGATCCCCTCTACGAACTGCACCTTGGCCATAGGCCACAGCTTCATATCCTACAGACATAGTATTTTCGTGCGCAGTTGATTCTGCTGAACTCATAGTTTCATGATTCCAGCTGGTAATTTTTGGATTAATTAATTTATAGCTAACGTACTCATGTCGAGCCATTTGATAGATTGTAATATATCTAAAAAATGGAAATGAACTATTATTATCTAAGCCGTAGGGTAACTTATAGTAGTTTCCATTCTTCGCCGGATCTCTAATATACGAACCTGGTGACTTGGCAGTACGCCCGTCGGCAAAATAATAATTGTAATAATTTTGCCATAATTGATTAACTAGGCCGTAATTATCATCATGAAATTTTATTGAAATAGTTTGATAATCAATCTTTGTGTTGACAATTTTTTTTCGATTATATTGATTAACAGTTTCTGTACTAATACTAAAATTAGGCAATGCTACTGATTTTACCAACATATTAATTTCATTTTTATGCCGACTATTGAGTTGCATGTTCTTTAATGCTCTATCATCGATACCGAACGCTACATGATACTGAAATTTAAGTTTAGGAGCAAGCCTAAATGTATCATCTGTAAACAGTCGTGCGGCATGCTGGTAATCACCCATTTGCCCTTTAGGACGGGTAATACCGTAACCTACATCTTTTAAAAATCTATTAAATGAGTTTGCCATACAAATATTTATCCAAGAGAATTAACTACGTAGTTAATGTATAGCCGTAAAAAAAGGCTGTTTCCAGCCTTTTTATTTTTAAGTGCCTGCGCCGGTAACAAATGTACCAAGAGATCTTCCAACTGCTGCACCAAGGCCAAGACCTTGTCCAGGAGCAACAGTAGTTTGAATACAGTTGTCAGGTTGAATTGTTAGATCAATTGTCATCGGAGTTTGTTCAGCGTAGCTCAATGACTGATAGTTAGCTTGAGTCACGTAGCAACCATAACATTCCCATGATTCTAATACTGATGCTGTGTTTGCACCATTGCCACCGTCTAAGATTTCAATACGCATAGTAAATTTATAGTCGATACCGGATGCTGCACTTGACTGCTCAAAGAAGTCAAATTGCTTTTGCATTTGTTCACCAATTAGTTTACTAACTGCACCACTTACATCGTCACGTAGTGTAACAGTAAATGTTTGCCATTTTGGACGGCCTGCTAGGTGTACCATTGAATTATAAACCTGGATAGGAATATCTTCAAACTGTACGTTTGGACGAGCAGCGGTTGCTACTTGTTTAGTAAGTTCAGTAGTTGGTGTTGATACACCAAAATTTTCAAACGAAATTCTAAAGCGGTATTTCAGCTTTGGCATTAACATACCTTGATTGCTAGCAGATTGATCGCTAGCTAAAGGTACTGTAAATTTTGAAAGGGTTGAGACAGCCATTTATATTCTCCTAATTTTAGCCTAATCCTGCAATTTCGCCAGTATTCTTTAAGCGTAGTGGAATATAGATAAATTCGACTGCTTTAACCGGTTCAATGGCAATGTCAAGATATAGCTCATTACGATCAATTCTTGACGGTGTGTTGTTACTTGTGTCACATACAACTAGATAGTCATATAGCGCACGTTGACCAACTAATTCAAGCATCAGGCTTTCAGCTGCTTGTCTAATTTCGTTACGTGTAATAGTATCATTAGGTTCAAAGATATAAGGCTTAGCTAAGATACTTAACTGTCTACGTAGATAGATTACTAAACGTGCTACGTTAATGCGATCTAATGAACTTGCGTTTCTAGCGCGAGTATATTGACCGTAGTTAACTAAACCTGTACCAGTGATAAATGTTAACGGATTAACTTTAATGCTTGCCAGTGTATCACGTTGTCCAGTATTAAGTGCTACTGATTGGAATTCGCCTGTTAATGAGTCAACGTAACCAACTGCTGTTGCATTAGTAATGCCGCCACGGCGTGTTCCTGCTGGTGCAAACCAAGGATATGCAACATTATCGCTTAACGCAATTGTACGTAGCATCATGTGACTTGGAGGAACAACTACGTTATTGCCTAAATTGTCGCTAGTGAATCCCCATGGATAGAAGATGCCTAGATATTCATCGCTGCTTACTAGTCCATCGTCGTTGTCTTCCAATGCAAGTGCTTGGTTAGTGCCCCATGCTAGCAATGATGTAGCATCAGCAGCTAGTCTTGCTGGACTATCGCCAACAACAAACGCTGTTAAACCACGATCGTAGTTTAGGTTAATCATTTCGCCAATTAGCTCAGGATATCCTGGGCAAGCAATTAAGTTAAACACACGTGATTCTTCGTCACGAATTTGTTGGTTGGCATTAACTAATGCTTGTAGAGCTTGAACAACAACTTTACGTTGTGCATGACGACCAAATGTTCCTGCACCATTTTCTTGGTTAGCAGCAACACTTACCCAACGATTTGGATAATAAGTTTCCATCGATTCATCGCCAGCTCTTGGATTTTCGGCATTAATATCAATATAATTTTCTTTAAATTGCTTAACATTAAAGCCTGAACGGCGTAAATTCCATAGCAACATTCCCTGTGGATATAGTGCAGGATCAGGTGCATCTGGATCTAGATAATCGCTAGATAGTAATTCAACAATAGTACTAGCTTCAGATTTATCACCGTTGTCTGCCCAACGTGCGTCGCGGAACAACACGCCGTCTTCTGTTGTTTGATCAGAATTATCTAATAACGACCACTTTGCATTTACTCGCTTGTAAATCATTGGAAAGTTTTCAATATCTGCGGTGCTTATCCATAAATCACCTTCAACTAATGCAGTACCGTCACTTTGTGTTGTAGGTGCAGTTGCACTTACTTGTGGGCCAGCAGGATCAGTGTCAACTGTGCCATTTGCATATCCAACCCATTCAGTGCCATCATGAATCATGATGTCAATCTCGTCAACTACTGAACTGTACCATAGTTGTCCATCAGGAGGAGTTTCACTTGGAGCATCTAAGCTGATTACAGCAGATAATCTTTCCCATAACGTTGCAACATAATCATATCCCGAGGCATTTTCAGGTGCAGCGTAGTAGTTAGTAGTGCCTACTCCTGTTTCGATGTTATATGTAGTAAACAGTTTATTTAGAGGTGTACCAGTTCCATCGACAAACTTAATTTCACCACCAAGTTTGTGAGTAATTATTAGTTGATTGGTTGGGCTAACATCTGCTACAATGTTTACAAAACCTTTTGCATTAATCGCTTCTGCAATTAAATCTGCGTCGCCGGCGTTACCGTTTAGTGCAACTTCAACTTCTAATAAGGAACCGAATGCAGATTGACCTGCTAGTGTTTCCTGCATCTCAAAAGTATTTGTAATTGCAGTTAATGTAGCAGTGGTAATTATCTTTGAGGTGACTGTAGTTGCACCAACCGCTTTGCGTTTATAAACTTTAAAATTTGCGATTATATCAGTATCTTCTAAATCGTTCGTTTTAATAAAAATTGAATTAGTTGATAAGTTTGCGCCGCCACCTGCGTTGTCTAATGCTTTAATTGCGTCAGCATTTGTTTTGTAAATTGGTGCAGTAATTGTTTCCCATGTGCCAAGGGCTGAACTCCAACGCTTTACACGCCACTTAGCACCTTGATTAGGGTCAGTTGTTTTAATCCAAACTGAGCCGGTAATTGCTTCTCCAGGTAAACCGTCTTTCCATTGAGGAACGCTAGTGTGTGGCTGAACCGCAATACTAGGAGTATCATCAAAACTAGTTAACCAGTCTGCACTACCAACTTCTACCCAAACACCAGCGGCATTCTTATAATACAACTTCATTAGAGTAGTAGTAGCTACTAGTGCATAGGCACCGATAGCGCCAATTGAATTTTTTGGGGCGCCAGAATCTAATTTAGTAGTATCGGTAATTACTAACGGAATTTTATTTGTAAACTTCTGGCCACCAGTTACTGTAGCCGGTGCAGCGTTCCATTCAAAAATACCAAATAATGAAGATGCAACATCTACCCACCAAGTTCCGTTAACTGGATCGCCTGATGGTGCAGCAGCGGCAGCATCTAATTCACCTAGGTCAATGTCTGCACGTACTGCAAACACTCGATTACTAACACCTAGATATGAATAAGCAGCTTGTAGTCCGTATTCGTTTTGTTCTCCAGCGTGTACTGGATTGTTACTTGCATCAGTTTTGAAAACTGGAGTACCAAAAGTATCTGCAAGATCTTTCTGGCTGGTTAGCAAATATACTTTGCCGGCATTGGATGCTAGTGTACCTGGAGCAGTTCCTGTGCCTGAACCGTTTTCTTTATTTTCAGCTGACGCTACTATGATTAATGGGGTTGTCCCTGGGGCAGCAGGTGTGTAAAAACTTTCGTCGATTACTGTTACACTTACGCCTGGTGAACTAAGTTGAGCCATGTTCGTTTTCTCCTTGAGTCCTTGTTCTACTATTATTTAGTACCAAAAGTGGTTTTTGGCTGGATAACAAACAATTAAAAAGGGATCAAAAAGGGCAATAAATAATGTATGACTCGACCTATTTGCTCTTGTGGCCTTAGACCAGCTGCTATTAACTACCATAAAGAAGGTAGAACCTATTATAGAAAAAAATGTGAAGTATGTCTTCGCTATGGCGGCCTTGCACCAGGTTTACCTAAGTGGTATCAAAGTGGTTATAGGATGAAAAATGTCTGCGAGAAGTGTGGATTTAAAAGCAAACATGCAGAACAGTTTAATGTGTTTCATGTTGATGAAAACTTAAACAATGTACGTCCTGCTAATTTAAAAACTATATGTGCTAATTGTCAACGCACCCTACATAAAGAAGGTATTACTTGGAAGCAGGGAGATCTAGTTCCTGATCTTTAATTAGCTGTTTAATCTGTGCGAATAAATCGTCAAAAGTTTTATTATTATCTAATACAGTATCAAACTTGGTTCCGACCCAGCTAGTCTCACTAGCGTGTATTTTAAGTTCTTGTAATTTTGCTTTTGACAGTGCCCAAGATACATTACTGTTAGGACCACGATTAACTGATTCTGCTGCTTCATACCAATTAGGTTCTGGTCCTCGGACTACACGAACAACAATACCCCCTGCATCTTTAATTGATTTAATCTCATTAGGAAAACGGCAGTCGCTTATGACAATGTCGTCTTTTGAATTACGCAGTTTATTTTCTAAGGCAGCAATCCAAATATCATCGTGAAACCCCCTACGACATACTTCTGTGCCCCAGTATTGTAGTACCCAACGAGGAGTAAGATTGGGCATATTCAAGCGTTCTGACCACCAAGGATCTACTTGTTCGCGCCATTCACGTGCTTCGCGTGTGCGCCCTTCTAACATAGTTCTATCCCAACCAAATACTAGAGCAACTGCATCTTTTAGGCTGTTTGCAAACGATTCACGACGGAAGCCATGAAAGTTAGTTAAGTAATCTGCAACTGTATCTTTGCCTGAACCAATAAAACCGCACACGCCTATAATCATAGCACCCCCGTTTGTAATGCTAGTATATAACAGTTTTATTACAAAGTCAAAATATTTCTTAGCCAATTACAAACGTATATGTACCAGTATGTCCGGGTATATACATTTCGAGTTCTTTATCTAGAGCAGCTAATTCTTCTTTGCCTGCTGATTTCATATCGGCGCCATTTAGGCCGCCAGCACCACCTGGTCCTGCAATATTAGCAAATTTACCGCGAGCTTCACCTAGTATAGTTTTGCATACTGCTAGAGTATAGTCTTTGATCCACTGTCCTGCATAAACATCTTCTAAAATAATCCAGTCAGGTTTATAGTTTTGGCCGCGGATCATAATCATTTCGCCTTCGGCAAACGGACGTTGTAAAATGCGTAAGGTATGACTGTGTGCAATCCATTGAAATTCAATGTAGGCGCCGAACATGCGTCCTACCATTTCCTGATACTGCGCAAACATGTCGTAGGTAGCTATGCCACCCAGCATGGTGCTGTTTAATAGATACGTGTTTGTGTAGGCCAAGTTAAAGGGCTCGAATAATGTGCCACCGTTTCCGCCGCCACTACGACTACCAATTGTCCTACGATACAAGCTCTGTACGTTGATAACTTCGTCGGGTAATCTGTAGTCGTTTTGATCTTTAACTAATTCTAAAAAATAATACGCATCTTCTACTGATGCGCTACTACGTTGACGGAAGCGTGATAGGGCACGATTTAGTGCAGTTTCGTAGTGTATTGGGTCAAGCTCTACTTCAACCATGCCGTCGCCCAGCATAGCTCTAACGTAATCGTACACTTTATTACGTGCTTCTGTTGGTGTAGTCATTTCTAACATATTAATCCCTCGATTGAATATTTATCCGTCGATAAATATGTTACTATGCCACGATTAAGCCTATACAAACCCGAAAAAGGGCAAGACTACAAATTCATCGATCGCCAGATTTCTGAGATGTTTCAGATTGGTGGGACTGAGCTATACTTGCACAAATACATTGGTACCAACGATGGTACTGCTGATAAAGATTTTACGCAAATTCAGGATCTATTATTTCTTGAAAATCGTGACAGAAAATACGACGATTCAATTTACAAAGTTCGTGGCATTTATAATGTACAGAATATTGATTTTAATCTAAGCCAATTTGGTCTTTTCATTGATAATGACACAGTTTTCTTAACTGTACACATTAACAACTGGATTGATTACATTGGGCGTAAGCCTATTAGCGGGGATGTTTTAGAATTTCCACATCTACGGGATGATTTTGCTATTGATTCAGTAGCAGACGATAAAGTTATTAGTATAGCCCTTCCACGTTACTATGTTGTTGAAGATGTAGGCCGTGCTAGTGAAGGATTTTCAGTAACTTGGTGGCCACACTTATACAGATTAAAACTTAAGAAAATAACAGATAGTCAACAGTTTGCTGATTTACTTGATAAAGAAGTTTTAGATGCAAATGGTGATCCTACACCTAATGTTACTTTAAGAGATTTATTAAGTACTAGAGCCGTTGAATATACTATTAACGACGGTGTGATCGCAGAAGCAGAAGCAGATGCACCGTTGAGCGGTTACGAAACTAATCATTATTATACACTAGCAGTTGATCCTAATAGTGGTGAATCTTTACTTAGATTGCCAACAGCAGACGAAGTTGATCATTTAGTTGATGCTAGTGACACTGATACTGATGTAAGTGCAACTGCAAGAACTCCCCAGCGTTCTGGTTACACTGGTTATTTGTTAGGAGATGGCTTTCCAGTTAACGGT